ACGAAGTTCCTCCGACGATCGAGATCGACGACCACTACGTGGTCCAGAAAATTCCTCCACCGGCAGGGCCATGCGTGGTCACGCCGAATAATTATCTCCGACAAAGATGACATACGAAGAAACAAGCAGTCCTGAAGAAAAACAAGAAGTGCGCGACCTGGCCATCCTGGCCGCCCAGATAAAATCGTGGTCCGGGACGAGTACCAGCTTTGAGGAAGCTCTGGTCATGGCGTGGGATTGCCTCGAAAAGGCAGCCATCTTCATCGAGGAAGAGAACGCCATGGCAGTGGCTCCGGTGCTGGCTAGCATCGAGCCAGCCGAGCTGGCAGTTCCGGGGCCAGACGTGGAGGTCTCGATCAAGGGCACGGGATTTAACGAGAACACGGTGATCAACTGGAATGGCGGGGACGAGGAGACTGAGTTCGTGAGCGAGATTGAATTGCGAACGACCGTCCGGCCAAGCACCGTTTCTCCGGAACTCGTGTTCCCCTTTACTCTTCCGGTCTATGTGTGGCACGGCGATGTGCAATCTAACACCCTGGACTTCACATTTACTCAAGCGGCCGAGGCACGGCGAAAAGAAGATGGGAAAGCCTAACTGGATCTACATCGGCCCGAATGTTCCCGCTGTGGGGCTGAAGCGGAACACGATCTACCGAGAAGGGATCATGCCGGATGCGCTGGCCAAGTATGCCGCGCTCAAGCCGGTGGTCAAGGCGCTCTTCGTCTCAACGGCTACGCTGGCGGTGGCAGAAAAGAACTTGAGCAAGCCCGGCAGCCTTGAGCACCACGCGCAGAAGGAAATGCTCGCGTATGCGAAAGTCGCGAAGGCGCAAACTTAAACCAAAAAGAAAGGACCAAGAATATGGCAGTTTCAACCTATAAACACGGAGTTACCTGGAGGGACGTCCCGACTTCGATCGTCGCGCCGATCGAGGCCGACTCGGGGATTCCCGTGGCCGTCGGAGCAGCGCCGATCCACATGTCGGAAAGTCCCGCGCCACTGAATGTCCCGCGATTCTACACGTCATTCGAGGAAGCCGTCAATGAGATGGGGTATTCCACTGACTTCAAAAGCTACGGGCTCTGCGAGGTGATGTATACTTACTTCGCCCTGTTCAACACGGGGCCGATCATCTTGATCAACGTCTTCGACCCCGCGACGAACATGAAGACTCCAGTCGTGGCCGCGCCGCTGACGATGGCGAATGGGCAGGCCGAGATTGACGCGCAGGACATCATCCTCTCAACAGTCGCAGTCAAGGATGACGCGGGAGCAGTTACTTACGTCAAGGACACTGACTACGTCATTGGCTATAGCAACACCCAGACGGTGCTCATCACGCGACTCGCCGATGGGGCGATTACTAGCGCGAGCGCGGCCATCAAGGTTGATTACACGCAGGCTGATGCCGCTGCTGTTGACAAGACGGAAATCATCGGCGGCGTGGATGCTACTAGCGGCAAGGCTACGGGGCTCGAGGCTGTCGAGGACGTCTTCCCCATGCATCGCATCGTGCCGGGGATCATCCTGTGCCCAGGATATTCTCAGGACCCGGAAGTGGCGGCCGTGATGGTGGCCAAGTGCGATAACATCAATGGCTGCTTCCGGTGCATCTGCTACACTGATGCTGACAGCGAGACGCTCATCAAATCGCAGGATGTGAACGACTGGAAAAATCAAAATAACTATGTCTCTGCGCGGATGGCAGTTTGCTGGCCGAGAGTCGGCCTCGATGATCGGCACATGTGGCTCTCAACTCAGCTCGGTGCGCTTACCGAGTGGGTCGATAACAAGAACGCGAACATTCCATACGAGTCGCCGAGCAATAAGAACCTCAAGATGAACAAGACCGTCGTGGGGCCGTTGGATACCCCAGACGACTTCTTCTTTTCAAAGGCGTATGCGGATACTCTCAACGGCCAGGGAGTCGTAACAGCGATCAACTTCATCGGCGGCTGGAAGGCCTGGGGCAACAACATGTCGATCTACCCGTCGGAGAGCGATCCCAAAGATCGGTGGATTCCCGTCAGAAGGATGACTGATTACATTGGGAACACGATTGTCCTGACAATCTTCCAGAAAGTTGACCAGCCTGGAAATCGCCGGCTGATCGACTCGATCATCGACACTTTGAATCTCTGGCTGAACGGCCTCACGTCGTCCGGCAACTTGATGGGCGGCCGGATAGAGTTCCGACACGACGAGAACCCGGATACTGAGTTGATTGCGGGCCACTTCAAGTTTCATGTCTATCAGGCAACTCCGATTCCTGCCGAGTGGATTGAGTTCCTGATCGAGTTCGACGTGAGCTACTTGCAGACGCTCTTCGTCCCCGTGACGACCCAGACTCCGTAACAAGAAAGGAAACTGACTCATGACAATACCGACGCAAATTAACAACTACAGCATCTGGCTGAACGGCAACCGGTTTATAGGGATGGCAAACGTGACGCTGCCGAACATCCAGAACCTCACAGACGAGCTGAAAGGCGCTGGCATCGGCGGCACGATCCAGATGCCCGTCATGGCTCACTATGATGACTGGGAAGCTACGTTCAACTTCTTCACGATAACTAGGGAGGCGCTCGGGTTGATGAGGCAGGACTGCCTTCTACTCGATGCGCGAGCTGGCATCCAGCACTACGACCCGGCGTGCAAGATCTCGATCCAGGCATGGCGCTTCGTCATGCGAATGGTCCCCAAGGGATTCGATCTCGGTGGCCTCGAAGTCGGGACGAAGGAGAACGTGGCCGTCACAGGGTCGGTCACTTACATCAAGGGCGTCCTCGACGGAGAAGAAGTGTTCGAGAAAGACAAGATCAACATGATCGACCGCGTCCTTGGGCAGGACTACGCCACGGCGATCCGGCAGGCAATTGGTATTTCATGATCCTAAAACTCACCAAACCAACCAAGATAAACGGCTCCGAACTTACGGAGATCAACCTAGACCTCGACAGCCTAAAGGGCAAAGATTTGATGGAACTCGAAACGAGCTTCCGGAGATTATATCGAGGTGAATATGTGCCAGTCGTAAATATTGACGCACGATACCAGGCGATCGTCGCGGGACGCGTCTCGGGAATCAACCCCGAAGACTTGGGAGAACTTTTCGCCCCCGACTTCGCTGCGATGTGCGCGGAGGTCCAAAGTTTTTTGTTAAGTGGGGGCTGAGTCAAGAAGACGAGCCCTCGATTTCATCTACGATCATGAAAGCTTGCCTGACCATGAGCAGCAGCTTTCACACGCCGGTTGACTACTGGCTCAACTTGCCGCTATCGGAGCTTCACAGCTGGGTAGCGGCCGCTCATGAGCTGAACAAGGAGCGTGACGCGTAATGGCCGCGAAGACGTTCGAGACTCAGTTCAGGATAGGCGCGAAGTACACCGGCGGGCCTGAGGTGGCGAAAGCTACCCGCGATATCGGCCGAGTTGAGCGAAGTGTTAGGAATCTCGGGACGCACCTGAACCGAGCTCGGAAGCACTTCTTCGATTTCGGCAAGGTGGCGGCCGGAGCATTCGCGGGGTTCACGGCAGCCAGCATCATCGGGGCTGCCATCCGGAACATGAAGAGCCTGACTACGGCTGCCTTCAATGCAGCGGACGAGGTCACTCGGTTGCGTGAGGAAAATGAGCGTCTCTTGATGAGCTTCGGCCTGTCATCCCAGGAGGCCAAGGAGACAGAGAAGCGACTCTACGCCGTGGCGCAGGCAATGCAGGCAGTCAAGGGGGGAGGGCACGACGCCGAACTCATGTCCAAGGCACTCGTCGGTCTGAGAAAATCACTCGATGAGAAAGTGATTATCGCCCACAAGGAGGCGATTAGCGGTTATGTGACTCTGCTCGCGGACGGCGCGATCCCGACGATAGAGCACGCTCAGCAGGCCTATGCCGACATCAACAATGCGATCTTGCTCGGCAAGAGCCCGATCTTCAAGTCGCTGGGATGGACTAAGACTCACATCAAAATCTTCAAGGAAAAGAGCCGGGCTGACAAGGAGCGGATCCTCCTCATGGAGATGGAGCGGAAGGGGTGGCACAAGCTGACCGAGGCGTTCTACAAGACCGACACGGGGAAGATGACCTACGCCATGACGGTGTGGGGCGACCTTCTGGAAGAGATGGGTGACGAGTCAGCCAAGCAGAAGGGCAAGATCGGCGAGATGCTGATCACGCTCGCAGAGAGGCTGCGGCCGATCACCAAGGAGCTTGGGAAGTGGATGGGGAACAAGCTGGCACAGTGGCTCACGGACATCAACAAGAACATGCCGGACATCATCAAGAACTTCCAGATCTGGTGGAAACGGCTGTCAACGCTCTGGGAAATCGGCCAGACCTTCGGGAAGATATGGTGGAAGCTCTTCCTTGGTCCGGGGCTGGACCTGCTAGGCAGGGTCCTCGACTTGATCGTCGCCGTGTGGGAAACTATCAAGGGCGACTGGGGCGCAATCCCGAGATGGTTCAACGAGAACGTTATCAAGGAAATCGCGATCCTCTGGGACTGGCTAATCGGAAACAGCTACATGGTCGATGGAGCCCGCGCCGGCTGGGAAAAAATCAAGGACATCTGGAGGCTGTGGGCCGACTGGTTCTGGGTCCACGTCGTAGATCCGATCTCCAAGATGTGGGGAGGCCTGTGGACGGCTGGAGGGGCCTTCCGTGGAGGCGGTGGACGCTTTGGTGGGCGCGGAGCTACCGGAGGATGGGGTGACACAGGAAGAGCTGTTGGTGGCAGCGGGGCTGGCAGCGGAGTGACAGACGCTGGAGGCGGTGAGCCAGGGTCCACGGGGCCGAACGCAGCGATTGAAGCCGAGCGCGCGGCCGTCATGGAAGAATTAAAAGACCCAGCGACGCGCCGGCTAGTTGCGGCAACGATAGCGCAGGAACAAGGGAGCGCAGCTGGCCGAGCTGACGTTTTAGAATCGCTGGTCAACCGGGCTGTCCGGCAGAAGAAGAGCCTTCGCTCGCTGATTACTGGCGGATTCTATGGGCCTTACAATCGCGGGACGGTAAACAATGCGTTGCGCCGGGGGATGTCTCCGGCGGCAATGGAAGAATTTGACAAGATCGCAGAGGAAGTCCGCCGTGGGCGAAATGCAGTCAAGGGCAGAGTCGATCAGGGGATGATAAACGAGGTCAAGCGCGGAGGACGCATCAGAGTCCGAGGTGAATACTACGGCTTTTGGGGTAAGAGTGATACGAATACTGAGGCGTATCGGCAATCACTGCGTGGAGTTCCGACTGAGAAGGCTTCCGACCAGCAGCAGCAGGCGATAAAGATGCGCAAGCAGGCTCCCAAGACGCTCACGCCTTCGCCGGAGCAGAACTACGTGCCGCTTCAGCCCTATCCTGGCCAGCCAGGCCTGCAGGGCACTACATCTTCTCTCCGTGACATGATCCGGCCGATGAACATGAGGGGACGCACGAGTGGGCAGGTCCCGCAGAACATTGCGCTGTCGCCGGTCATCAACGTCCACGGCGTCCCTGCTGACAGGGCAGGGGCCGTCGGTGACGAGGTGGTTAGAGCCATGCAAGACCCGAGCCGTCGGCTGATCGCCCAGATGAAGAAGTCGCGAGCTGACGAGCAGCGGCTTAACATGGATGCGTAAGAAAGGAAAAACAAGATGCTACAAACACTACTAGTCCTCTTAATAATGGCGCTCGTGCTTTACCTGATCTTCTTCGTCGCGGGGAAGTTCATTCAAGGCACACCACTGCAGATTATTGGGATCATCCTTGGTCTCATCTGGCTTATTTATGCGCTGAATGCGCTTGGTCTTTTCCCCGGAGGCACTATGCGATGAGCGTCACGCTCAAGGCAAGGCACCTCGACCACAAGACTTCGCAGGGCGAGATATGGGACATCATCGCCATCAGGGAATACGGAGACGAGCACGCGATGCACTTCATCCAGGATGCTAATTTTGACTATCGCTTCGTGGATGAGTTTCCGGCCAGCGTGATTCTTGTGCTTCCGCAGGTAGTGACGCTCCAGTACAACTTGAAGACGCGCATGGCAGTTCCGGACCTCAAGGCTCTCCTGCCATGGCTATAGGCTTCTCAACTATCGGGGCGGCAGTGGGGATGATGACTGCTCGGAGCGCGAGTGGTTCTTTCATCGTCGGGGGGATCGACATCCTGCTCGGCGCAGCCAGCGACTCGGTTCTTTCATTTTCCTACGTCGACAACACGAACGACCAGGCTCACGGGATCGCCATCCAGATCGCCGATCCTTCGAGGACTTGGATGCAGCAATATCTCCCGAAGAAGGGGGTCGAGACTACGGCATCAATCAAAGTCACTAACTGGCTCCACCCCGGAGATTCAAGGACGATTGACTGCGGAATCTTCTGGATCGACCAGATCGACTGCTCCGGTCCTCCGAACGTGGTCAACGTCATGGGGACGTCGATCCCGGTAAAGACCGGGATTAAGAACACGAAGCAGTTCGATTCCTGGGAAGACGTGGACCTCCTGACGATCGCCGAGGAAATTGCCGAGGAAAACGGAATGGTCGTAGTATGGGAAGCCAAGAAGATTCCTGAGAAGCAGGAGCGCGTCGATCAGTCGGAGACTCCAGACTTGGAATTCCTGCGCAGCAAGTGCAAGGAGCAGTCACTCTCGCTCCAGGTCTACAAGAAGCAGTTGGTCATTTATTCCGAGGAAGAATACGAGGCTCGCCCCGCGGTCTATATTCTGATGTACGGGGCGTCGAACATCATTGCCTACTCGCTGAGCAGCAAGCTGGAAGACACCTACGCATCAGCCGAGAACTCGTTCTATGATCCCGACGACGGGGAATTGATCGAGACCGAATTTGAGCCGGAAGAGCCTCCTGAAGGCACCGAGGCCGTGCTGAAAGAGAACGAAGTCGAGATGCCTCCGAAAAGCAACATCACAATCGTGCCGAGCCCCGGACCAAACTTGAGGGCCGAGGACCAGACTCTGATCAACTTCGATGCGGAGGTGGCGGCCGAAGACTCCAAGATCAAGAGCAAGCTCAGGGAAAAGAACAAGCACGAGAAGACGGCAACTTTTACTCTCTTTGGAAATCCTGATTATCGGAGCGGGCTAAATGTCGACTTGGTCGGCTTCGGGATCTACGACGGAAAGTGGTTTATTGAATCGACGGTTCATGATATTACAGAGAGCGGTTACGTTACGCAACTAGCAATGCACTGCTGCCTGAAAGGATACTGAGATGGACGTTGATACTCGCAACATCTTCCCGCGCGTGAAGGGGCGCGACCACGAGCTTCGCACTGCCTTCAGGCACGGCAAGGTGATCGATCGGAAGCTGCACGAGGAAACAAGGGCGCCCCTAGTCCGGGTGCAGTTCCTCGACAAGCAGGGGCTGATCTCGTACTGGCTGCCGATCAAGCAGTTTGGATCTCGCCTGACATCGCACTTTTACTGCCCCAAGATCGGTGACGACGTCAATGTCAACTTCTTGGCCAACGGGGTCGAGCACGGCTTCGTGGACGGGTCGTTCTTTAACAAGGCCAATCCGCCGCCAGAAGGACTCGACATCGACACCCGGCACTACGAGACGGAAGATGGCACGATCATCGAGTATCGCGAGACGGACTCGACATTCCTCCTGGATGTCGGTGGCGCAACAGCGCGAACCGGACCGAGAGCTGGAGAAAGTGGAGGGGCGATTGTCATCATCGGCGACATCGAGCACACTGGCAACATGCACACCAGCGGCATCCACACCGACGCCAATGGGATCCACATGGGAGCGCTGAAGGAAGCTGATGACGAACTCAAGAAGGAAGTTGACCAACTGAAGAGAGAGGTCGAGATGCTCAAGGAACGCTTCGGGTATCTGGAGAGACAAGTTCAGATGCGGCTGCCGCTGACGTGACATGGCTATCGTTGGAACATTCGGAGTCTTACTCTTCCAGGCTAGCGGGATGCGAATCCATACGTTTTCCGACTTGAGGGTGTCAACCGAGAACCGCTTCGCGCAGCACGACGTCCACCTGGAGCTTCCGATCCTGGAATACATCGGCCCCGGGCTCGCCGACGTCGAGTTCGTCATGAATTTCAACCGCCAGTGGGGTTCCGAGCCGATCGAGTCGTTGATGATCTTGCGAGCCTACAATAAGTTCGGGTTCATATCACCACTGCTCGTGGGGATGCGCCCCGTGACGATCGGGACGAACATGTTTGTCTGCACGCGAGTCGGTGAAGAACACAAGTTCTTTGATGATAATGGATCGTTGTTCGGGGCGAGCGTCGCCGTCGGGCTCAAGGAATACCGGCTGCTCGCGGGAATGCACGGAATTCTAGGACAGTTCTTGTAACATGGAAGCATTGGAGCTAGTTCCGAAGCCGCTGAAGCAACTGCAGACCCGCGCTACATTTGTGGAAGCCTCGCCGGTGCTTCAGGAAGTCCAGATCGCGGACGAGCTGGGGTTTGCCTACCTCGTCGGAGACATCGACTTCGGGGCTGTCGGCCGCGACGAGATCTTCCAGAACATCCGGTTCATCATCCTCACCGAGTACTTCTCGACTCCGCTCGACCGCGAATTCGGGTTCGACTACTCGATGATCGACAAGCCGATGGCGATCGCCGAGGCGATCTTCGCCCAGGAAGTGGCGCTGAAGATCTCGCTCTACGAGCCGAGGGCGCAGTTCCGATCGATCGACTACGTGCGTGATGAGATGATCGGCAAGCTCTCTCCGTCGGTCAAGGTCGCCTTGCTGACGACTCAAGAATTGCCGCCGAGCGTGCCGACTGGGACAGCGCCGGCCGCGGTCGCAGGCGCACCTGGGGCTGTCATCGAGGAAGTCGACTTGCCTGGCTTCTACGAGACGCTGATCGAGCTGGCGCGCGTGCCAGGGCCGCCTGGGCCTGTCGGGCAGAAGGGCGATGCAGCGACGATCGAAGTTGGCACGACGACGACAGGAAGCGCGGGGACCCAGGCGCAAGTCGTCAATGTCGGTGACGAGCATTCTGCAATCTTCGACTTCACAATCCCGAAGGGCGACAAGGGCGACCAGGGGACCGGAATCAACATCAAAGGCACTGTTCCCGACAGCGCGAGCTTGCCAACGACTGGCAACCAGCCCGGCGACATGTGGATCGCGAGTGACACCGGCCACGGCTGGACCTGGGACGGCGACTCGTGGGTCGACGCCGGGCCGATCCAAGGCCCCGTAGGACCGCAGGGGCCTCAGGGGGTGCAAGGGCCGAAGGGCGACGCCGCGACTGCGACGGCGGGAACGACTTCGACGAGCGCTCCGGGGACGAACGCGACGGTCGCGAACGTCGGCACGTTGAGCGCGGCGGTCTTCAACTTCACGATCCCACGTGGCGATGTCGGGGCGCAAGGCACCCAAGGCGTCCAAGGTGTGAAGGGAGATCAAGGCAACGTCGGCGCGACGGGGCCGCCAAACGTCTTGACGGTTCAATCAACCACCACGGGCGCACCGGGCACGAACGCCAATGTGGTTGTTAGTGGAACCTCTCCGGCTCAAGCCCTGGCGTTTACAATTCCAAGAGGAGATGTTGGTGCTACTGGCAGTCAGGGAGCCCAAGGGGTTCAAGGCCCAGTCGGCTCACAGGGGCCGCAAGGAATTCAAGGTATTCAAGGAGTCAATGCCTTTACGACTACTTCAGCCAATTTTGACTTGCCAGTGGTTGGCGGCTCGGTAGTCGTAACATTGATTGATGCCTCATGGGTGACAATCGGGCAAATGGTGGTTGTTCAAACGGCTGGTGGGGCACCAACCAATGCTTATAGCTTGAAGGTCATTGCCAAGGCGGGCAATCAAGTCACCTTGCAAAATATTGCCACGACTTATGATATCGGCAGTGCTGGCACCGGTGACATGCTCAAAAGTATCTACGATACAAACAGTGATAATATTGTAGACCGTGCTTCATTAGCAGATCATGCGACGGATATTGGTGAAAGTACTATCTTCACTTATCAAGATCATTTCCTAACGGGTTCCGACGGCAGCTATACGAACTGGACGGCGGTTCAAGGAACCGGTGCGGCGAAGGCTCAGACTGCGAGCAGCCCAGATCATCCGGGAGTCTATTCGCTGACCACAGGAACGCAGGCGGGAGCGGCAGCGACAGGCTATGGCTTTGTCACTGCGGGTAACGCCTATGCCTACGGGACAGGGGCACTAGCTTTCCGATGCGTGTTCCTCCCGTCTGCTAAGCCGACATCAACAGCAGCGAACTTGTCGAAGGTCTTCCTTGGGTTCGGTACGCAGCCGGTGAACGGGACATTTCCCGGAGCGGACTTCGTCGGTTTTGTTTTTGATCCTTCCTCAGGGATGGCTAATGCTGCGAACAACTGGGGGTTCCTAACGCGCAGGTCAAGTGCTTCGACTTATACCGATACCGGCTTCGTTTACTCCGCGAGTGCGTGGGCCGATTTTTCTTTTTTTGTCGATTCAACAGGTGCTTATCGAAGAGCTTATACATGGGGTGGTACTGCTCCGGCTAAGAGTGCTGCTATTACATCGAACGTCCCGTTCGGAACAACCTTGCTTTGCTTGATTTACTTTGTTCTCAACGGCCCTTCGGGCGCAACGAGTTATCAGAGCTACATTGATTTGTGGGAAGTAGCTTATAAAGGCAATACCGTCGTTCCTGTATTCCGAGGGGCAAATCTGATTAAGAATTTCTAAGCTAATGCCTACTACGATATTATCTGGCGCATCTGTTAGTCCTAGTGGCGAACCCGGTTCGGTGGGTGCCATCAAGCCGGTGATTTGGAGCGCGAGGCTGCGAAGCTACAATGCAATCGGTAATCCTAATTTTGAACTGGATCAGGCTATAGTCGGTGGGGTGCGACCTAATATTGTGAGTGGTAGTTGGATGGTTGATCGATGGTATTGTGGAACTAGTGGGACGATACGTTTCTCTAGTCAGCAAATAAATCAAACTGCTTTCGTGCCGAATACCGGATTTCGGATAACTGATAAATGCTTGCGCTTGACGCTGACTACAGCACAGGCCAGCTTGGGAGCAACTGATTATTTCAGTGCATACCAAGCATACGAAGGTATTCAACTTAGAGAATTAGCCAATGATGCCACTTCGGTTTCCATCCTTTGTCGTTCCAGCGTTGCTAATTTAAAGTTTGTTATGACCATCAGGGATCCGACTCCCTCAAAAAGCATTTGTTATCTTTGCACGTTGGGTGCCGCGGATACGTTTACTCTCATCACGCTTCCGAATATTCCGGTTTTTCCAAGCGACGGAGCATGGCTTACTACTCCCGGTGATGCGGGCCTCACCTTCTCAATTACCTTAGCGTCGGGATCAAATTATCATGCTCCTACGACGGGAGCATGGCAGAATGGGAATTTTATCGGTCTTGCTACAGCGGACAATTTTGCATCTAAGCCTCTTGGCTCGACGTTTGACTTAGCCTTTGTTCAGCATGAACCGGGAAACGAATGCTCAACCTTGATCAACAAGCCTTGGGATGAAAACTTGGATGAGTGTCAAAGATTCTTTCAGAAGACCTATAGTTATGACGTTGCGCCGGGAACGGTGACAAGCAATGGTGCGGTCACTATCTATGCTTATGGTCCAGGTTGGGGAGGTATGATGCAAGGACATTCGTTTGTTAAAAGAATGGCGAAGGCACCAACGGTTACAACATATAATTATGCCATAGCTTCGACCGGTGCCCGTGGTTTCCCTAGTGCTTATAATTATTCGATGACTGTTGCATCTATTAGTGATACTGGCTACGGACAGATATCCGTTAGTCCGGGAACTCCAAACCATGACATGATCGGATGGCATTACTCGGCACATACGATATTATGACTACTGTCTTAGCCAACGCACAAGTTAGTCCCAGTGGGGAGCATGGTCCCGACGCATCGGAAGGAATTGTCGAGTCGGCAATCTGGAACGTTAGGCAAAGGACCTACAATTCGATTGGCAATCCTAATTTTCAAGTGGATCAAAGGTATTGTGGGGAACTCTATTCTAATGTTCCTGACAACACCGTAATATTAGATCGCTGGCGTATATATAAAAACGGGACAATGGCAATGTGGAGCCAGCAATTGTCCGATCCTGTTTACGTGCCGGGATCTAATTACATGATTACCAATAAAATCCTCAGGCTAACGGTGACTACGGCTCAACCAAGCTTGGCAGCCGCCAACAATGTGAATTTGACGCAGTTGATTGAAGGCCCCAATCTTCGGCCCTTGAAGGATGATGTCACTTCGATTTCATTGCTGGCAAGATCCAGTGTGGCAGATCTAACCTTTGCCGTCACGATCAATGACTACGACTACACAACCATAAATCAATGCTTGACGCACATGGTGGCACTGGGTCCGGCCAATACGTGGACGTTGGTCACGTTGCCGAGTCTTTTGCGAATGCCTTCCAGCGGAGGCAATTGGCTTACTGATCCCAGCAGCATTGGTTACAGCATCAACATTTGTTTGGCTTCTGGAACCAATTGGATAAACCCCACGCCGGGAGCGTGGTGGAATGGGAACAAGATTGGAGTTTCCGGCATGAGCAATTTTTTTGCATCGTCTGTTGGTTCAACATTCGACTTGGCCTACGTGCAACATGAACCGGGGAAGGATTGCTCAGCGCTAATTGATTTGCCGTTCGCCAAAAACCTAGACAAGTGTCAAAGGTATTACCAGAAGACTTATAGCTATGACGTTAAACCGGGAACCTCAGGCAGTGCGGGCATCGTTACGATCTACGCCTATTCGGGTTGGCAAGACATGTATCAGGGGCATACGTTTGTCAAGAGGATGGCTAGGGTGCCAACGGTCACGCCTTATAATTGGGCTGTAGCCGGTGCTTCTGGTGGCGCAAGAGGCTGGCCTAGCAATAGGAATTATACCCTTTATATGGGTGCGATTGGCGATGTAGGTTATGCGACAACTCATCTTAATCCCGGCGCAGTCAGTGACATGATCGGATGGCACTACACGGCCAACACCTTTTGGTAATCTTTATGAGCGCATACACAAACATATACCTAGTCAGAAACACGATTGCTAGCATTCAGCAGCAAACTGAAGTCGCGGTGGTGACTGCTGCCAACGACATCAAGAACGAAGACCAGCAAACTCCGGATCACTCCAAGCGAATAAAATGGGCCTACTGGGTGGATGGAAGTTCCAGCATCGCCACGATTCCTTTTATGTGGCCGGTGGCAATGAACCCGTCAATCCAAGCCAGCATCGTTGGCGATCCCACGGGAGCAAGTGTTCCGGATGCCGACGTTCAATTTGTTGTCAACAGTAACTTGAATCAAGTGATCGCTGGGTGGAAAGAACCAATAACCTGATTTCCAATATGGCTGAACAACTACCACTATTTGGCTTCGATCCGTCGATCGTCCCGGACATCGACTTCTGCGTCAAGGACGCCAGCGTCATCGAGGCGGACGTCATCACGAAATATGAGCAGATGTTCTATTTAGCGACGAAGATCCAGAAGACGCTCGGCCGCGGTGATCCCGTGAGGCTCTTCCTGCTCTCGATCATCTACCAGCTCGTCGTGCAGCGCAGTATTGTAGATAGCACGGGAAAGGAAAATCTCCTCAAGTATGCGCACGGAGCTAACCTGGACAATCTGGGCGCCAAGTGGGGTTTGCGCGGAATGCGGCTCCCTGCGACTTATGCCACAACGACGCTGCGCTTTTCACTCTCAAGCGCCCTGACGAGCACCTCGCCAATTCCGCTGGGCACGCTGGCGCAATCAGGCTCGGGCATCCAGTTTGCCACGACGCTCGAAGGCACGATCTTCCCTGGTGAGTTGACAATTGACTTGCCGGCGACAGCACTCGTTGCCGGCGTGGCTGCGAATGG